CTAGCCGCCAGGACGTTGCGGCCCAGCTCGATGGCGGTCGCTGCTCGGCCACCGCTGCCGGCGTCGATCAGGACCAGGTCGCCGGCGGCGTTGTCCGAGGAAAGAACATGGCGCAAGCGCATCATCCGGTCGATGCTCTCGAACACCGTCTCGCCCACCTGCACCTGGTGCTCGGGGATGGCGGCGCCAGTGTCGACCTCGGTCATGACGCGAACGCCGTAGGGGGCAGCCAGGGCGGCCGCAATGGTCTCCAGCTTCTGCCGGCGCCATTGCACCGCGCTGCGCGCCGGGGGCGCCACGGCGCGGCCGACACCGGCAATCTGGCCCACCACATCGGGCCACTGCTTGCTGGCACCGGACAGATCCTCGTCGGCGCCGATGGGGCAGCAATCGACCAGGTCAGCGGTCTTGCTGCGCCCCTTCACACCCACGCCCACGCTCTTGCCGTCGTAGCGCACTGGCGTTGCGTCGACGTAGCCGGTGAGCACCAGGTCTGCGCCGATGTACACCTGGCACGCATCACCTGGCTGGATACGACGCGCGGCGGTCTGGCCCGGCCAGCGGTCGGTGACTTCGAGGTCGAAGCTGCGTGCCTGGCGCTCGATCCCGGCCTCAATGCGCACGGACTTCCAGCCACCGTACTCCAGGCCGCCCACGAGCAGGCGCACAAGGTTGGTGGTTTGCGGGGCGTTCATCGGGTCAAGACACGCAGAGGAGTAGGAGGCACGAAGCCCGGGTGACGCACGCGGTTGCGGGTGACGATGTCACTGTCTCGTTGCGCGTCCTCGTAGTAGTCATAGGCCAACACCAGCGATGGAGCGGTGTCTGCTGGAGTGATGGTGGTCAAGCGAGCGCCATCACGTGAGCGCGCGGTGAGGTCTTGCCAGACCTTGCCGCGGGCATCGGTCAGCGCGGCATAGGATCTGTCGGTGGCGTTGAGCGACTCGGCGTCCAGCGCCGCGCAAAGGTTGTTGCGCAGATCCACGGTGTCGTCGTACACGTCGGCCTCTGCCAGGCTGGAGGCTCCAACAGCCTGTGCCAGCAGGGTCTGGCGAGTGAGCGCGTTGACGGCTGTGGTGTTTTGCCAGGCCTGTTGACGCGAAGGCGTGTAGACGGCCGGCTGAGGTGGCGGGGCCAGGCGAGGATCTCGCGCCAGGCGCACCAGAGACTGCGCCAGGTTGCCCCACTTCTGCGACGTGCCAGACAGCCCGGAAAGGCCCAGGTAGCTCGACATGGTCTGTCCCATGGTGGCAGGGGTTCCCATCTGGGAAAGGGCCTGCGGTAGCGCTGTGGCTGCTCGCTCAGCCAGCGGCAGACCGCGCAGGCCTGGCACGTTGCCGGCCGTCGTGGCCTTGACCGCGGCCGTGGTATCTGACGCAGCCTGTGAGGCTACAAAATCCTGCTGGCCGTCTACAGAGAAGGTCTCCGCGAAGTCGGCGACTGCAACGCTTTCCAGGTTGGCCGCAGCCAGGCGGGACTGCGCTGCGGTGCTGTTGCCTGCGCTGGGGAACTCCAGCTCGCCGGACTCGACGAAAGACATCGAGACCCGCGCCTGGCCCAGCTGCTGGGTAAAGGACGCGCGGGCCAGCTCGGTGAGGCTGACCGTGACCGTACCGAACCACGGATGCACCAGAGTGCCGGGACCGGGCTCCTCAAGCGCGGCGAGCAGGCGGTTGGCCTGCTCGACGTAGTCCGCCCCGATGACAAAAGCCTCGACGGTGAACTCGCGGGCTGCGCGGCCCAGGTCTTCCACCCAGGGCTTGTCGCGCTGAGGGTAGCTGTGCACCTCGGCACGGCGCCCAACACCTACGCCGGCATCCTCCACCTGGAAGGGTACGCCGCGGAAGCTGGCGGGACGCAAGTTGGTGGAGAGTCTGGTGGCCATGAAATAAAAAAGCCACCCGAAGGTGGCTTGCAGTGGTAGGAGGGATGCCGATCAGTTGATGGAGTCGCCGATCTTCTTGATGTCCGTGAAGACGAAAACAAAGTCTGGCCGCGTCATTCGATCGGCCTCAAGCATGTTCTTGGTGCGCTTCAGCCGCCCCGAAAACTGGACCACATTGCCGACTTTCATCTCGGCAAGCTTTGAGTACAGGGGCGACGACTGGGGAATCAAGGTTCCATCCTGATGATCTGAGATCTCATTGTTCCAGGTAGATACCTTGAACGGGCTCTTGGGCAGGGTCACAGCGATGTAGGCTTGGCCTTTGCTGGTTGTCTTCATCTCAGTCAAGACACCAATCCAGTCTTTGATCGCTCGGGGGTCACCTTTCAGCTTCTGAAAACTCTTGGACCGCTGCGTGACAAGCGCTGACTTCTGCAGCTCGTTCTCGGCCTTTGGATACCGACCCGCGTAGTCGTAGAGAACCTCCATGAATCCACGTTGGAACTCACCGATGGTGACGGACCGTGATTCCGCCATCGCCGCCGGAATAGAACAGGCAGCAAAGAGAAACAGAGATGCGATCAATCGAATCATGGCAGCCTCCCAATTTCGGCGGATTATGGCATTCCAAGCGCGGCGCTGCTGTATCCCGCATTGAGATCAATGGGCATGTCGCCGCCGGCGGCCAGTTGCTCGACCCGGGAGCCAGGCGGCAGGCCGTTGACATCGATGCGGATGCTGCCGTCCACCCGGCCTCGCGACTGCGGGCTGACCAGCGGCCGGCGGCCGGCGTCCTGCGCGGCCATCTTGGCCATGGGATCGTCGTTGAAGAGGTCGTACAGGGCGGTGCCCAGCGTGCCTTCCTTGTCGCCACTGACCAGGCGGGCCAGCGGGTCGAGGATGTACTCGTTGAGCATGCCGCCCACCTGCCAGCCGGTCATGGCGGCCGTTACCAGGCCGCCAGCTGCGCTGAGCCGCCCGAGGGCGTTGCCCAGGGTGGCTGCGCGCAATTCCGCGCCCTTCATGCCGGTGGTCATGGTCTGCAGGGGAGCCACGGACGCCAGGGCCTTGCCCGTCATCCCCGTGATGTGCATGCCCAGCCGGAAGATGGACATGCCCAGGCCGATCGTCGCCGCGATGGCCTGGGCGTTCATGACGATGATCAGGGCGATGAGTGCGTTCTTGGCGCCGCCGATCCACTCCACGAAGCCCCGCACGCCGTTGACGATATCGGCGATGCCTTGCACCACGGCGTTCCAGTCGACCTTGGACATGCTGTCTGCAAACTCCGCCACGAAGGTTGCAACCCTGGTGGAGATCAGCTCTCGGTTAGCCACGGCCCACTGGATGGTCTTCTCCAGCAATGGAGCCAGGACCGGCAACAGCTTGGCGCCGATCGCGTAGCTGTACGAGTTGACTACACGCTGGGCCTCGCCCATCTTGTCGCCGAACTCATCACCCGCCTTGATAGCCCCTTGATCGATGTTGAGACCCAGCTCCTTGTACCGCAAGGCCAGCTGGTTGATGCCGGCACTGCCATCGTTGAGCAAGGGCGCCAGAGCTTGCCAGCTCTTGCCGAAGATCGCATTGCCCATGCGGGCCTGGGTGGCCGCGTTCTGGTTGCGGGCGAAGAGATCTGCCACCTCTGGCAGCAGATCTGTGGCGCTGCGCAACTGGCCGTTGGCATCACGCATGGAGATGCCGGCCTTCTGAAAGAGTGCCGCGAAGTCTTTGTTCTTGCCTGCCGCAGCCAGGGCGATGCCCTTGTTCAATCGGCCGAGCGACGAGCCCAGCTCTTCCACGCTGGTGCCAGACTGCTCAGCGATGAAGCCCATGCGCTGGTACTCATCGGTCGTCAGTCCCAGGCCACGAGATGAATCGCTGATTTTGCTGGTGACGTCTGAGAAATCCGTGACGATCTTCTTGAGACCGGCCACGGACAGCGCACCAGCCGCGCCACTGAGTAGCCCCAGCGGTACGCCCACCTGCCCGGCCAGCGCTGTGGCGCTGCTGCCCACGTCGGCGAGGTACTTGCGGGTCGTGCGGGCGGTCTGGCCCACGCTCTTGAGGACCGGGGACATCTTGTCCACGGCGCTCAGTATGGCCTTCAGCTGCCAGTTGTCGGCCATGATGGCTACTCCTCAGGGTTGATCTTCTCGGCCAGGCGGACGGCCTGGCGCTCCCACTGCTCGAACTCGGGCAAGGGCAGCGCCAGGATCTCGGCGGGGCTCACACGCCAGAACCAGGCGACCTCGAAGGCGCGGTCGGCTAGCTCCCCTTCACCTCGCCATCGCCCTGGCCGAAAAAACCCATGATGGTGGCCGTGCAGACCGAGAAGTCGCTCATGCTCAAGGATTCGACCGCCCCCAGTGGAATGGCGGCCAGCCGCATGATGTAGCGGGCCACCACCTTCTGCCGTACCTCCACGCCTGGCGTGCCGTCGTCGCTGGGGATGATGAGCGTGGGCAGGCCCAGCTCGATCACGTCCTTGGTCGTGGGCTCGCGCAGGGTCAGCTGGCTGACCTCTTCGCCGTGGGCCTTGATGGGCTGGTTGAGCTGGATGGTGATGCCGCTCATTGCCAGATGCCCTTGCTGCCACCGAACTCCAGCTCGATGGTGCCGTCGTCGGTCTTGGCGGCGGGCTCACCCTCGACGAAGGCGCCACTGAGGGTGTACACCTTGCCGTTGGAAAGCTCGGCCGTGACGGTCATGTCCGTGCCGTTGCGCAGCTTCTCCAGGGGGAAGCCAGCGACGAAAACGGTGTTGACCTTGACGTAGGGCCGCAGCGCGGTTTCCTTGTAGCCGGCCGGGCCAGTGACGCCCATGACGGTCTCGCGCTTGACGTCGAGGATGGGGCACTCGACCCCGCCCGCGACTTCGAGCTGCTCGCCGTCGACCTTGATGTAGCAGATGCCTGCGACACGTTTTCCCATGATGTGCTCCTGTGTGGTGGGGTTTCAGCCAGCCGCTCAGGCGGTGGCCGGGTACTGCAGGCGGAACTGGTTCAGCACCGCGAAGATGCGCAGCTGGTTGACCAGGTCGGGCGGCAGCAACACGTTGAGGCGGTTCGGGTTGGTGGCGTCCCGCTCGACGATGAGGTACTGCGCGAAGAGCTCGGCATTCTCGACGAGGCCCAGCTGCTCCATGTCTGCATACTCGGCCAGCAGCTCGCCTCGGATCACGCTGGGCGTGACGATGGCCTGTCCAGCGCCGAAGCGGGTGCCGTCGTCGGCCAGCTTGTGGCGCGGGTACTTCTGGGTGATGCGGCTACGCAGACGGCGGGTGATCTCGGCCAGGGTGTGCAGGGTCTCGCTGTCCAGGTAGCTCGCGTCCGCCTGGTTGAAGCTGTTCTTCTGGTACGTGGTGATGGCACGCTCGACGCGCAGGAGGCCACCCGAGACGAAACTGGTGGCAATGCCGTAGCTGAGCAGGCTCTGGCGCTCGGTGAGCAGGAAGCGCTTGCCGGCGCGCGGCACCAGGATGCCGGTGAGCGGCAGGGTCTGGGTGGGCCGCGCTGCATCCACGTTGAGACCAGAGGCATTCGCGCCACCATAGGCGGCAGCGTACTCCCAGCTGGGGTTCGGGCAGTCGGCGTCGATCCCGGCTATGGTGTGGTGCGGATCGTTGCGCAGCGCGCCGGCCGTGGTGAGGGCGTTGAGCGTGCCCCGCAAGGCACTGTAGCAATGGCCATAGACCTGACGGCTCCACGCCCAGCGGCCCACGGTGTCATTGAACTCGGTCTGGAAGGCATCCAGGCTGGCGCTGTCGGTGTACGGGTGGATGACGTAGTCGTACTCTTCGTCGCCCATGGCCGTGATGACCGCGCCCGTGAGCGTGGGGTTGGTTGCGCCAGTGGTCAGGAAGCCGCTGCCGTTGTAGGTCAGCGCGACGCCGGCCGGCAGCGCCTCACCGCCAGCCTGGCCGCGGAAGCTGTCCTGCATGGTGATGTCGTTGCCCGTGGTGCCTTTCCAGCGGCACGTCAGGGTGACCACAGCGCCGGCGACTTCGCTGGTCACAGGCAGATCCGTGGCGGCGTTGATCGCAGCGTTGATGGCCGCGGCGATTGCAGTGGCGGCATCGGCTGCAGCCACAGGCACCTGGACGCGCTGGCCAGCGATGTACAGGTTGATCGTGCCGGCGGCGGTGGCCGGGCCAGCCACGGTGATGGTGCCGGTAGCTGCAACGCCGGCGCCGGCATCAGCCACGGCAATGCACCAGACCTCACCAAAGGGATCTTGCAGGCGATACAGCGCGTGCATACGCGCCAGCATGGAGCCGACGCCGAAGAGCGACTTGGCTTGGTCCGTGGTGCTCACAAGCATGGGCGTGTTGACGGCCGCGGAGCCGCCAGCCAGCTTTTGCCCGATGAGCAGGGCACGCTTGTTCTGCGTGAAGTAGCCGGCCTGGGAGTTGTCCATCTCCGCGTAGAAGAGCGGGACGCGAACGCCGGTGGGGATGTTGTTGTACGAGATCGCGCCCATGCCCATGACGGCCAGGCCGGCGCCCGGGTGGTACTGGGTGCTGCCCAGCACGGCCAGCACCAGGACGGCGACCGTGAAGAGGATCTGCCAGCGATGGCGGATGACGAAGGCCTGGAGCGTGGCCAGGCCGATGGGTGCGGTGAAGAGGTTGCGCATGGCGGCTTACTCCTATTTGCCTCGGGCGGTTTTGGAAGTGGCGGCAGGTGCCGCCGGGGTGGTGCTGGGTTGGGCCTCAACGACGTCGCCGTCGTTGA